ATCAGTGTCTGAAGTGGTAGTTTCGGAAGCTGCGCAAGTCATGTAAGATTGTGCATGACCTACGTTGACTAGAGAGGGATAGTCTATGCAAAAAGAGCCTGACGATATTAATAATATGATTGATGAACAAGACATCAACGAAATGCAGGAAAGACGCATAGACGAACTCTCTAAAAATGGGATTGATGAAGAGCAAGTTTTAACGCGTGCCCATAAAAATTTAAATACCTGGATGTCTTACTTTGGCGATAATGTGTCTCAAGGTAAGGCTGATCTTGAGTTTGTAGTAAAAAATCAATGGAGTCAGCAGGAGCGCGCTGATTTTAGTCGTTTACAAAAACCCGCCCTTACTTTTAACAAACTCTATGACACCACCAAAAAAATATTAGGTGAACAACGCAAGAACAAACCTAATCTTATGGTGCGTTCGTTAAATGGAAAGATTGAGCAAGAGCAATTAGATTTACGCACCGATTTGGTGAGAACATTTGCTTACCAATCTCAAAACGATATGGTATACCAATCGGCCTTCAAAAGTGCGCTTATGATGGGATGGGGTGCATTTCAAATTGGGATTAAATTTGAAAGTCCCTACAGTTTTAATAAAACAATTGAGTTTCAATCTATAGTGGATCCAACTAGGTGTGCGTGGGATCCGACAGCATTAAAGCCGCATAAAGGCGATGGTAACTTTTGTGCTAGAACTTTTACCATGACGCGTGATGAGTTCTTTGCAACCTATCCCTATATAACCAATCCCGTTTCTTTTGTTGATCCATACATGTTGGTTGATTACCAATGGCAAACACGCGATACAATTGCGATTTGTGATCAATATGTAAAAGAGTGGTACCCATTAACGGCAGTTCAGCTTTCCAACGGCATGTCAGTGAGCGAAAGTCAATGGGAAGAAGCTCAAAAGGTTTATCAAAAACAACAAGACCTGGTTGAGGGCTCAATTATTTCTCGCATTATTCAAAATGGTATTCCGCATGTGAAAGCAAAACGGCAAACGGAAGATTATCGAGTAATGCGTTATTTAATGCTTAGAGATTGCATTATTGATTTCGAAGAATTTCCCTCTAAACATTTACCGATTATTTTTGTTGACGGAGATAGTTATTTTGAAAATGGACGGCAGTTTACAAAATCGTTTATTCATGAAGCCAAAGACGCGCAACGATGCATTAATTATTTCGGAAGTGAGATAGCGGCTGAGATCAAAAACAGACGTCGAGAACAATGGTTAGGTACTGCTGAGAATATTACGGGATACGAACAAATTTGGCGTAATCCTGAAGTACAAGTGGGAATGTTACCAGCACGGCCAGACCCTAAAACTGGCCAAATGCCTCAAAAGCAAATGGCATGGGGCATGGCGCCAGAATTAATTCAAAACATGCAACGCTCCACTCAAGATGTAAAAGAAATTTTAGGTTTTAGTGAGCAAGAAGTAATACAATCTCGAGATTTATCTGGAAAAGCTAGACGCGAAAGAAAACTAGAAGGTGGTCTGGCTGCGTACATCTTCTTTGATAATTTAAATCAGTCAATTGCACAAGCGGGCAGAATTGTCAATGATTTATTGCGTGAAGTAATAGGAACTGATGAGCGTTATTTACCTGTTACCAAATCGGACGGCAAAACGTCTACGGTTATTTTTAATCATGCTCAAAAAGACGGGAATGTTAAAAATACTCTTAATGAAGGTGATTACGATATCGAAATTGATGCGGGTCCGAGTTTTGCAGTTCAAAAAGAAATTGCGTTGGAGTTCTTGCAGCAAACTGCATCCATGAATCCACAGGCGTTCTCATTAATTGCCGATTTATGGGCTAAAAACCTAGATGTAGAGTTTATGCCTCAAATGGTTGAACGTTTAAAAAATCTAGTTCCGCCACAAATACTGGCTAAAGAATCCGGTGAGCCAATGCCACCGCAACCTCCTAATCCACAAGAAATGATGGCACAACATCAGATGATGATGCAGCAACAAGAGATGAAAAATAAACAAGCTGAACTCGCCATGAAGCAACAGCAAATTCAAATGGATGCTAAGCAACATCTCATGGATCAAATGCGTTTAAAAAATGATGCGATTGAAATGCTCGGAAAACTTCAAAATGACAAAGAAAAAATAGGGATTGATAAGGGACATTTAATCGCTGAGTTAACTAAAATAATTTCAGATGCTGGTGATAAACACGCCAAGAACCAATTGGATTTGCATAAGACACATTTGCAAACCGCGACAAATCTTTTAACAACTTTACAGTCAGCGCCGGGAAGTGGGCAAAATGATTTAAATCAACAATAATATGTCTACATATCGACCTATTAATTGCATTTTAGCATTATATAATATTCCAATACGAGTGAGACCTCGGGGCGAACGCAGCGCCTAAATGCGGGGCACAAGATGCCAGGAGTAAGAAATAAATGTCAGAGTCCGATCCGATTGATGAAAATCAGCAATTGAATGCTGAAAATGTTTTGGAAAGTTTGGGTGAACCAGCTGATGCAGCTGCGGAAATTGATAATCCGGGCACATTGCTTGGTACATCAAATAATACAAACGGTCCAGTTGACCCTCTCTACGTGCAGAAGCGGCTCAAACAACAAAGCCGTCAACATGAAAGAGAAATGCGTGAGTTGCAATCTCAAATGGCTGCACTTCATGCACAAGTAGGTCAAGCATCTTCAGGTCCAATGATGAATTCTCATGAAGAGATGAATTCGGCAGATGATCCAATACAAAAAGCTGTTATGTTGGCGCTGCAACAAAGAGATATTCAGGAGCAACAACAAAAACAAGCAGAAAACGCGGCTCATATGCAAATGCAATATAAAAATTTGCAAGAGCATTTGGATAATATGGAAGACAAATATGACGACTTTCGTGAGAAAGTTTTCAGTAATGACCTTCCGATTACGCCAACGATGCGCGATTATGCGGTGACATTACCTCGAAAGGGGCAAGGTTCAGCGGGAGAGGTATTGTATCACCTAGCTAAGAATCCAGAAGAACTCAAACGTATTTCAAAACTCCAACCAGTAAGTCAAGCAGCAGAAATGGCTAAATTGTCGCATGCTTTGATTAGTGGTGGCGAAAATAAGATTACGCAATCACGCAGTCCTATTGGACAAATCAAATCATCTACACCACCCGTTTCCGGCGGCATAAGCGAAAAAACGCCTATATCTAGTATACGGGCAAAAATGAAAGCTGGCGGTTTTAAATAAGTTAGGAAAAGGTTTCCTACACCTACCCAGCTTCTAAATGGAGCGTGTAGAGATGCCTAATCAATTTATTAATACTCAGTTAGTTTCTAATACTGCACTCGCAATGTTTGCGAATAACGCGCCTTTTGTAATGACTGGTTCGCGTATTTATCAAGATGATTTCAATAATTCTGGTTATAAGATTGGCGATACATTACAAGTTCGACGTCAAAATAACTTTGTGGTGGGCGACGGTTCAACCGCGGTACCTCAAAGCATTATTGAAACAGTGGAAAATATTACTGTAGCTCATCAATATCACGCTTTGATTGCCTATACCATTTCAGATTTATCTTTACGTATTGAAGATTTCTCGCGTTTATTTATTCAACCAGCTATTCAAAATATAATTTCGCAAATGGAAAATGATATTTGTCGAGCTGCAGAACAAACCCTTTATTTCTTTACCGGAACTGCTGGCACACCGATTAACTCTTTTGCAACGGTAGATTTAGCTGGTGCTAAATTATTAGAACAAGGGGTTAATATTAGCTCGGATGCGTACCTTGCAATGACTGTGCGAGATGGGTCCAGCTTAAAATCTGCATTGTTAAATAACTTCACGCCCGTATTTAATGAAGACATCGTCCGTCAGTCCGCCATTGGTCATTTATCTTATTTTGATATTTTCCAATCTCAAAATATCGTAAGTCATACTGCTGGTGCAGGTCCTCGATTATATCAAGCTGACACATTATTAATTAACGGAGCAGTGAGCTCGGGTAGTACATTGGTAATGGATGGCGCAACAATAAGCATTACGGATTATTTTTTACCAGGTGATTTAATTTCGGTATCTGGAGTGCAAAGTGTTAATCCGTTATCACGTCAATCCACTGGCCAGAACATGCAATTTTTAGTGACGGCAGCAGCCTCATCGGATGGTGCAGGTAATATCACCGTAAGTGTTTCACCCACTATTATTAGTGATACTAGCTCACCATTGCAAAATGTATCCAATGCAATTCCCAATAATGCTGTAGTTACAATGGTTACAACCCATAATGTAAACGTAGCTTACCCAAGTCGCGCGTTAGATATCGTTTGTCCGCCTTTGTATAAGTTACAAGTGCCTTATGCAAGTGTTGCTATTGATCCTGAAACCGGATTGTCATTAGCTGTAACACAAACTGGTGATATTTTGGGTTATCAAAATTACATGCGTCTTGACATTTTGTGTGGTTTTGCATGGCATCCACAATATGCAACAGTGCTTTTATCTTAATAAAGATAGGAAATAAATATGCCGTTAACGTGTGTTTATCATAAAACTGATGGAATGAGAGTTGTATCTTTTAATGAAAGAGACGATTTAACGGCTACAGGTGAATGGTTTGATCATCCAAACTGTACTACTAACTTTAAGGGGAATGAAAATGATGGACAGATACGACGGACTAAAGGGAAAAGAAAACGTAAATGCGCAAGCGCGCCAACGGAGATTGGAAGCTGAGCATAGCGCTAAAGATGCCTTTGTTAAAAAAGTTCAAAACGAGCAGGATAAATATGCAGGTAAAGCACCAGTTCTCGAAGCTAAGTTTGAAAAATTTAATGCTGCAATGATGAACAATGGTGCTCACGCCCAAGATTTTGCGCGTAAATTAACAAACGGTCTTGATAAAGTAGCTTTTCCAGTAAAATAAAACGTGTTTAATTTTTTTGATTTTTTAAGCATGTTTTTATGATATGTTAATTTTATCGACATGTCATTTTATGATAGGATGCATTTACGATGGCTCAAATTATACGTACCACAAATGATGTCATTGTAAATGCTCTTTTCTTGATCGGTGAGCTTGGGGTTGGAGAGACGCCCGACGCATTTATGCTCACAACTGGTCTTGATATCATTAATGAGCTTCTGGATAAATGGAATTCTGATTCTATTTATATTCCCTATTTAACGACGATTGAATTTGATTTTGTAGTTGGCCAAGAGATTTATTCTATTTCAGATATCGTTTCGGCTGATATTGACGCAAATCGTGTAATTGACTTAACCTTCGCAAATTATAATGTTCCAACCACGGGTCCCACGCAATTAATTTATCCGTTAAGAATTATTAGTAAGGCTGAATTTTATGAAGTCACGCGTCAATCCAATTTAACAACGCGTCCACAAATGATTTTCTTGAATAAACAAGACACCCAATCGTTTTTAAATGTTTATCCGGTGCCAGATCAAGACTATACGGCTTCAATTCAAATGAAGCTTATGATGAATTCTTTGGGGCAACAAGATACTTTAGGTGAATTGCCGCCTAATGCCTATGGGCTTTTAAAATATGCGGTAGCTCGCAAATTCTGCGGGTATTATCCCTCTGCTAATTGGACAGAACCAATGGAAGCAGAATATCAGGAATATATGAGTATTTGGAAAAATACCAATGAGACTGATCTTAGTATTAGACCCTCCTCTATATTAAGCAATCCTGATCCTTTCTATTGGCAAAATATATTTGTCTACTCGTAGGGTTAATCAATTATGATAAAAACCCAGGATTTTGATATTGTCGGTAGTTATAATAATCAACGCGTAAGTACTATTGATGCTGAACGCACGATTAATATGTTTGAGTATATTGATCCTCTCGGTAAAAAGCCAAAAAGTCTTTTGTGGACGTCCGGATTAATTGATTCTAACTTTACATTCGCCTCAGAAACTAAAGGATTTAGAGCGCAATATGTATTATTAGGATTTATGTATTTTGTGGTGGGTACGGGAGTTTTTAGGTTAGATACCAATGAAGTATTAACACAATTAGGAACCCTTACCACATCTGAAGGGTATGTTGGAATTGATGCCAATACTTTTCAAATTATTTTTGTCGATGGTGCAACCGGTCATATTTGGGATACGCTTACCTCTACATTCTCACAAATTACCGATCCAGCATTTCCCGCACGGCCTATTGACGTTTGTACTTTAGATAATTTTTTTGTAGTTCCAG